TTCCGATATCAAGAACCTTGCGAGGAAACATTTCTAATACGGAACTGACGGAAATCCAACGTGCAACAAACATTATAAAAAATTCACCAATAAACATATACGACAAAAGCATTGCAAACATTTCCGACATTAGAAGTAAAGCAATAGAATGGAAAGCAAATCATAAAATAAAACTACTAATAATTGACTATATCCAACTGATAAATACTAACAAAACAAGAGGCCAAACACGTGATCAGGAATTAGGAGAGATCACAAAAGCACTTAAAAGCCTTGCAAAAGAATTAGATGTTACTATTATAGCACTATCACAACTAAACAGAAACGTCGAAGGACGAACACCCCCAGAACCCAGACTCTCAGACCTTAGAGAATCAGGCTCATTAGAAGCAGATGCCGACATTGTCATCATGCTTTACCGGCCGCAGTATTACGACATAAAAGAAGTATCTTACAAAGGAGAAACAATAACCACAGACGGACTATGTTTTGCAAACATAGCTAAACATCGAAACGGAGCAACAGGTTACATAGCATTAAACTGTAACCTCGCACAAAGCACATTCTATGACTATGGAACAACATACAACCCAAACAAATGGATTGAAATAGAGTGAAAACAATTTAAAAACTTAAAAAAATATACCTTAAATGAAAAATAAGTTTGATGATGAAAATGATTTCCAATGCTGCAATAAATGCGATTTGCCAGATACTTTGCAGATTGTTAATGTGGTATTAAAAAATGAAGAAATAGACAAAAAAGTTTCTGAACTCAATGAAATTTCAGAACAAATCAAAAATTCAACTGGGTCATTAGACCCTAAGTTGTTAAGGAAAGCAGACAAATTAAGGACTGAATTGTATGGTCATTGGAATATTGTAAAAGGCACTTACTCCAAAAGAGTCACATCATTTACTCGTGATAGGCGGTAATTTTAAGAAGATTTAGCAAGAAATCCAATTCATCACTTTAGTGTGGATTGGCTGAATTGCGAATATTTTAGAAAATAAAGTTGTTTGTTCTAAATTTATTTGTATCTTTGCATTATGATTTTGAGAGCGTATAAATATCGACTATTCCCAACAAAAGAACAAGAAGTCCTTTTGTCTAAGCACTTCGGGTGTTCGAGGTGGATATACAATTATGCTCTTGATAAAAAAGTCAAAGCATACCAGACAACAAAAGAAAGTCTATCAAGATTCACAATACAAAAAGATTTACCAGAACTAAAAAAATCAGATGAAACAAAATGGCTTAAAGAAGTAAATAGTCAATCACTTCAAGCAAGTTTAGAAAACCTTGATAAAGCCTTTACAAAGTTCTTTAGGGATAAAAAAGGGTTTCCTAAATTCAAAAGCAAGCATGATAATAGGCAGTCTTTTTCAGTACCCCAGAACGGGATTGTAGATTTTGAAACAAACACTATATCATTACCAAAATTCAAAAAACCAATAAAATGTAAATTACACAGAAGATTTGAAGGTAATTCTAAAACGGTTACCATAAGTAAAACTCCAACAGGAAAGTATTTTGTATCTGTTTTGGTAGAAGTAAATGAAGAATTACCTAAATTAAAAACCATTGACGAAAACAAAGCAATAGGCATTGATTTAGGGATTAAGACATTTGCTGTATTATCAAACGGAGAAGAAATACAAAACCCAAAACACCTAAGAAGTGCATTAAAGAGGTTAAAGAAACAACAAAGAAGGGTAAGTAAAAAGGTAAAGGGTTCTAATAATAGGAAGAAGGCAGTTATGAAATTAGCCGTTCTGCATGAAAAAGTTGCCAATAAGAGGAGTGATTTTTTACATAAGGTTACTGCTAAATTAGTTTCCGAACACGATACGTTGTGTTTGGAAACACTAAAAGCTTCCAATATGATTAAGAACCATAAACTCGCTCAGGCACTTTCTGATATTTCTATCGGTAAATTCAACGAGATACTTGAATACAAAGCTAAGTGGAATGGTGTAAATATTCTTAGGATTGGACAATTTGAGCCGTCAAGCCGTATGTGTACCTGTGGTGTTGTAAACAAGGAGTTAAAATTATCCGATAGAGAATGGGTTTGTCAATCCTGCGGGGAGATACATAATAGAGATTTGTTAGCAGCCAACAATATAAAGCGGTTTGCATTTGTAAAAAACAATACTGGTGGAACGCCAGAATTTCAAGCCTGTGGAGATGAAGGGTTGCCTTTGTCTGAGAAGCAGGAAGCCCAACCCATCGCCTTTGGCGTGGGTGGGTAGTTCACTAACATGAATACAGATAACTTGAAACACGAAACCCCCACTGACGCACAACGGTCGAGTGTAACCATAGTAAGCATTACACTGACTTTTCAATTTAGTATTAACTTTCCGCCTATTGTGGCTACACTTTGTTAGCAACTGGGCAGGTAAATACCGATAATGATGAAAAGAGTACAAAGAAAAAGAACAAAAGGCTACAGAATACCAGAAAACACGAAATACGTAGGAAGACCAACAAAATGGGGAAACCCTTTTCGTGTGGAGGATTTAGGAGCAGAAGAATCTGTAAAGCGATACAAGGAATGTATATTAAACAATGCCATGTGCTACTATTATATTGATGAAATTGAAGCAAGCATACAATTTGATAGATTTAAATGGATGTCTGAAAATTTAGAGCAATTGCGCGGTTTTGACTTGGCATGCTTTTGTTCTCTTTCAGTTCCATGCCATGCAGACGCTTTAATAGAATTACTATCGTAGCCTTGTTGCTAACGTTTTGCGGCTTTGCGTTCGGGCGGGTTTCGGAGCACAAAACTGTCAACCAGCACTGCACTTGAATAGAAGCACAAAGCTCCAAGTTTGCACGTCACCCCGCCTGACGCAAAACCCGTGTTGGCAGTAGTGCTTTTAGTTCCTCTTTGCAGCATCTCTTATGGCTTGCTCTAAATTGTCTCCCTGCAATTCATATTTTTCAAATTGAGCTACATTATCTTGCCTGATGTGCAGTTGTCCTTCGTTACCTTTATTACCCCTATGCTGACCTTTGGAGTAAGATGGGTTTTCCAATACTTCCTTGCTACTCATAACCCAAAGGACAATTTGGTCTCTGTAAACAGCAACCCAAATAAATACGTCACAGCATTGTGGTTTTAGCTGCTGAAAATTCATCAAGAAGTTTTTATCAGTTTTTCTTGAAAGAGCTTTCATATACAGAGGTTCTTCACTGTCACTATCAACTGCCCTTGATGCTTTAACCTCAATTCTAATTCCGTCAAGCCATAAATCATAGTCCCCTGAGTAATTCGGGTCAAGTTTTTTATTGGGACTTTTTAGTTTAGAACACTTGCCCTGAACATAAGTCTGTGCAAATTTTTCACCGAAGCCCCTTGGTGCAGATATTTCAAAAACCCAAAGGTTTGGATTTGCACTAATATATTCAGTCCTAATGTCTATGTATTGTTCATATGTCAAGCCACCCCGTTCAATTAAATTGCAAATCAGGTGTTCGTATTCATTAAATGGAAAAATTGACTGGTCATCATCAACCATTTGAAGAACCTCTTCAAGGTCGCTTGCTGAGCCAGAAAAAGATTCAATAATTTTATTCTTTAACTCGGTAAGTTCCATCGCTTGTTTTGATTATTTGTAAATAGTTTAAGTAATCGGTTTCTGTAAATTCCTGATTGAATGAAAAGTATTCGTAATGTATTGGAAGTAATTCAAGGTCACTTCTAAGAACCTTATGGGTTGAAAATAACTTTTTGAAAAGCCAGTTAATAATTTCGCTATTTAATAGTATAGTTAGTTGTTCGGCTGATATTCCTATGTTCAAAGGAATTAGAAGATTAGCACTGTTTAAGATATACCGTTGTTTCGTATCACAATAGAAACACAAGTCGGAGGAGATAAACTTGTAAATGAGTTTTTCCTTTGAATGATACATTTCTAAGGGTGCAACCTGCTGAAAGTTTGAAAAATCCCTAAAAATGAAAGTGCTTGGTTCTTTAAGTCCTGATTTTGTTATATCCGAACCTTTGTAAATAGGAACATAATCATCTTGCGGTTTATTACTGCAAAATCTTTTGTTATTTCCCGTTACAATACCCAATGCCCATTTTGCTCTGTCTTTGAGTGTTATGTGTTTTATTGAATAAAGCTGTTTAATAACTTTTGCTTCGGTCTCATTTGTCCAAAAATTAAAAATGTGTTTAGGATTTTCTTTAAAGGAATCCAATGTTCTATTGAACACATTATTTTCTGAACAACATTCAATAATGTCAGTTGGGGCGGAAGAATTGTTTTCAATAATAATGGCTTGTGCTTTGGTCACTAAACCCTTAAACGCTTTACCATAATCCACAAAACGAAGTATTTTTTTTGCCAATACTTTTTTTCGGATGTCTTCAAAAGTAGTAATGTTGAAGAATGCCTCTTGGATTAAAAAACCTAAGAAACCATTTACATTCAAAATAGATAAGCTCGCTGCCAAAAATAAAGACGTTGTGTCTAAACTATTTCCGCATCTATACAGTGCGGAATACTTCTCTTTTTCAGATTTTTCAATTTTCTTACCCCAAGGCGGATTGGTGAAAATGAGGTCGTAAGTGATTTTTTCTGTATTTAATTTGTGTGCCTCTTGTAAAAAATCACCAACTTTAATGTTGTGGGTATCAAAACCAAACTCATCTTTGATTCTCTGCTTGGTAATTACAACTGCATTTTCATCTACGTCAAATCCATAAACATTTTCAGGGGCTACTCCCCGTCTAATTGCTTCAATAACAAAATTACCAGAGCCACAACAGGGGTCTAAAAATTTATAATCAGGGTTGATTTTTATGTTCTTAAACATATCTTTTACAACCCAAGAAGGAGTGTAATAAATACCCTCCTTGTTTCTATATGAATCCGCAAGTGAACATTCGTATTCAATGCCTATCTGTTCTCCATTGAATTTTTCAATCAGTAAACTCAACTTGTCAGAGACTTCTTTATGGTCGTGGTCATCTTTTAATAACTTGTTTGCTCTTGCATTTAGCTTCTCTTTTCCTGCAACCTCAGACATAAATTTATCAAAAGATTCCTGAGAAACAATTCCTTTACCTGATTGAAATAAGTAACCTGTCTTAATCCAATTACGAATGGTTGCAGTTGAAACATTAGCGGTTTTTGCCGCCTGTTCAATTGTCAGTCCGTATGTTTCTATTTCACCAAAAATATTTGTCTGCATAACTCAAATGTCGTTAAAATTGTCGCAATATTGGGAGATGTCTGATTTTTTAGCATTACTGCCAACG